GTTATTGATAATACCAGTTGTATTTTTTCATACATAATAGCTACCTCTTTCTATTTTTTTAATTAAAGTGTAGAGAAAAGGCTAGAGGGTTTGGCAACCATAGCCCTGTTGTTGGTTATTTCTTCTTGTTTTTTCCGTCTTTATATTCTTTGTATATCATATATACAAATTGTAATATTGTACAGATACTGGCAAGTAGATGTATTTTTTCGATTACGTTCATTACCTTGAAACCTCCTTTCCATTCTCTACAGAATTATTATATTGTACTATTTTGAAGTTGTCAACACAAAAAATGTTCTCACAGTTATTAGATTTAGTTGTCATTGTCCTTATTTATATCCTAATCCAACGGCATACCGCCATTAGTATGAGTTAAGAATGATTTCCCGCCAATCTTAGCGTCTCCACTAACTTCCAAATCACCTTTAATGCTCACTGCTCCGCTTATATTTATAGAGCTGCCTTTTATACTAACTCCACTATCATTTATTGTTACAAGTGTTCCGCCATAAGCAATATAGAAGTCATTAGATATATTCTTTTCTGCGTCGCTTGTTATCTGCCCAATCACAATAGCATTATTTATATCGAATTTAGCACTGGAGTTCGGCTCACAATGTGTCGTGTTGGCAAAATGCCACTAAAACTTTGTCGTTTACAGATAATGGAGCGTTCATTTTACATTTGCTTCCCCAGAAAATTGGAGCAATTGGTACATTTTCAATCACTTCAACTTCATCACGAGTTCCAAAAAGTTCAGGAATATCAAGCATTTGTATGCTGCAACTCATATTTGAGTTATCCATTTCTACAATTTTAGCTATTGCAAAAGTATTTAAATTGTCAAAACTTCCGTTTATCATATTTTCGATATGATCGCCTACTGTCTTTTTTCTCACTTCTTGCCTCCTACTCCGTATTGTTTTACAATTCTGTCCCAGTCTTTTTCTTTTTTTCCGCGACTTTTAATATTAGATTTTTTTACTACCTTTTTTAGTATCTTTAGATTTTTTATCTTTTTTACTTTCTTTTTTGTTACTATTTTTATCCTTATTTTTTTCGCCTTTCTTTTTCTTTTTAGACGCCTTTTCATTTTTGCTGTTTTTACCTGTAACAATCTCAATTTCATTAGCCTTTTTAGTTTCTTCATCATCAAATTTAGTTTTAATTTCCAATTCTGTGTAGGCATCCGTTTTAAAATTCATTACGTGCTTACCTTTTGTAATTAAATACTCCCCTTTAATTTCGAGCTGTTCAAAAGCCTTTTTCAAATCAAGATTAATCTTAAAGCCTTCCTGGAATCTGTGGTCAAATATCGCTTTCAAAGTATAAGTTCCGTCATTTTCCTTGACATCTTGAAATCTATTTGGATCAAATTCTAAAACACCTCTATTTATCTTATCTCTTGGCTGAAACGTTACAACTCCGTTTGTTATAAAGAAAACGCTTTTCGTATCTTTTGCCAGTTCCTTGAAAATATGCTTGACATTGTTATGTAGAGTTTTGCCGTCCTTATAATCAATATCTTTTCCAAGCTCTATTTTCCCAGCCTTTAATTTATCCAGCTTTGATAAAATAAGTTTTATAATCGTACTCGCCTTAGTTCCTTTTCCAGCTTTCAAATTGATTTTTGTATCTTTGTATTCATCGTTATAAGTGTTGCAAGTTATCTCAAATTTCTTATCAGCATTGTTCCAGCTGCCTTTTAAACTTTCGATAATACCTTTATAGATAACTCCAATATCTTTATTTTCGCCATCATTCCAATACCCAGCTTCGATAACTACTTCCACACCTTTTTTCAGTTTCTTTATCATCTCATCTGTTAAGTTATAGATAACAATTTTAGCAATATTAGTGCTTTCTGTAATATCAAACTCTGTTTCTATCTCGAAATCAGGTGAGGAATCAATGCCATTTTCAACCTGAAATCTCTCAAACTCAATTTCTTCCGTTTCACTTCCATTTTTAACTTTAAAAGTTACTTTTGCATATCTGTCCCACAAAATATAATAATTACTGTTATTTTCGTTACTCTGCATATTTTCTGTATTTTCAGCCATTAAACCACCACCATAATATCCTGTAATACTCCAGCCGTTTCTGTTGTAAATTCAACATCAAAGCCATTTAAATTGATTGGCAAAGCTATCATTTTAACGTTCGGAAATTCTTTGTATCTTCTTCTGCATATTAGAAATAAATCCTCATAAGTGTTAATCCGTTGTCCAATATGCAAGTCCTCATTATCAGTCTTTATATCCAAATACCAGAGCCCATTTATATTGTAAATGCCTAATGTTGTTACAAGTGTTTTTTCTCTATCATCAAGTAAGATTCTGTAACTGCTTTTACCGTTTTTCTTATATGAAATATCAAAATTATATAGCTTCTTCACTTCATAACATCTCCCATCCTTGTATCACTTGAATATCTTTCGCTCATTGCGTCACTTGGAATTTGCAATTCAGTCTCTTTATTTTGAATACTTGTCTCAGGAACATATACTCCCGTAGTTGTTTTTCCATCTGTTGTAGTAAATTTAAGCAAGTTTATTTCTTTTAAATTTATTGATACTTTCATACTTGTGTAACTTTCATAATTTTCAGAATAGCTTACACTTGTAATTGCAAGAGGTGCATAAATCTTATCGAACTTAGTATACATAAATATTGTGTAATTTCTTTTTCTTGATTCTTTTACAAGTTTTTCGAGTTCGTCTTTCCATTCTTTACCATGAAGAATTACTTCGATTTTTAATGTATACGGATTTACGAACATATTTTCGTTAAAATTATCTTTCAAATACGATTTATACCCCGTTATTTCATTGTCTTGACTATAATCAGTCGAGAGAACTAAAAGAGGTATAGTGTCTAGAAAGCCGTTAGGCTTCACACCGAAATATTCCAAATACATTTTTTCTAATTTATCTCTCATTGTTTCAAATTCAGTAAATTTTGTTTTTAGAAAATCCATTACTTGCATTCTATACCCCCTTTACACTATCCCTAATTTTTCAAGTTCACGTTTCAATTCCTGCAATGTTTCATCAGTCCCGTTAACATTGAATACAAATTTGTTGTTATTTGTAACAACTGTTCCTGTTTCTTTTGTACCGCTACGTGTATTTTTCTTAATAGATTTTAAGTTATTCAACATATCAAGAGTTGTTGTGTTTCTTGCGACCATAGAGCCATTAGGCAGCCAAATAGCTTCATCTCCATGTTCATCAATAGTAGTCATTCCACCGCCACCTTGAGCTTGGAAGTTATCGGTTCCAACTGCTTTGTGTTGCCCTGTTACAACACCTTTAACTCCGTTTACAAATTGTGCTCCACCAGCTTTTATACCACCTAAATCAAGGCGACCTACACTTTGAAAAGCACTTATTAATCCTTGCACAGCAGAAATTGCTGATTGAATCCTGCTTATTATCGCAGATATGGCAGACGATACAACTGATTTTATTGCATTCCAAGCAGAACTAATAATTCCTCTAGCTGCTTGATTTTTACTAGCTAAAGCTGTTAATCCAGCTATAAACATTCCGAAAGGACCACCTACTATCAACCCTATAACCGAAGGAATAAGAACTCCTATTGCAGTCCAAACCATTGTGACAATCGAATGAAATGTCGAGTTTGTGTTGTAAAGATTTATTATCCCATTAACAAGAATTGATATGACATTAACAATCGCCATTACTATGCCACTAATTATTGCTCCAACTAATTGGAACACTGAGGCAATAAAGTTCCAAACAGTAGTTACAAATTGCCTGAATGTTTCGTTTTGTGTCCACAATTGCATTAATCCACCGATTATTGCTCCTACGAGACCCCCAAAAATGAATCCTACAACAGTCCAATATTGACTTATCGTATTCCAGATTGTTATTATTGCATTTCTAAAAGTCTCGTTTGTGTTCCAAAAATATATTAAAACAGCTACTATTGCCATGATTGCAGCTATAATCGCAGCAGCAATCAAAACGTACGGATTCATCGCAGCTGCTGCATTAAATGCTGTTTGTGCAGCTGTTAAAGCCCACAAAATACCGATTCCAGCAGCCAATCCTAAAAATATAGTTCCCCAAAGTCTTACTGTTTCTTTATTTTTTTCAACCCATTTGGACATATCTTGTATCTTTTGAGCAAATTTATCCACATTTTCCTTAAATGATTCCAATTTCTGTTTCACTTCATCAGCAGTCATTCCCCATATTTTAGTTTTGTCTTTTGCATCTTCTGATTTTGTACTAAAGCCAAATATTGCACCAATAACAGCCATTATTAAATCTCCAATTGCTCCTAATGCAGCACCTAGACTTTGCAATGCCGATTCCCAAACCTTGCTCACATCAGCATTTTCCTGCAAATAATCCTGCCATTGCTTAAATAGATTGAATATCACTACCAATCCAATAGCTAACAGTCCGTATAAAACCATTTTAAATAGACTTACACTTGCAATAGCTTCCTTTATTCCTGTTACAAATGGTCCAATGCTTGCTTTTAATTTTTGAAAAACTAATTCTCCTACAACCAATGCTCCCAAAACAGAAACTAATTGTAATAACCAAGGGGCTTTTTCAGCAACCATTCCTATTGCTTCAGCAATTCCCATAAACAGTCCTGCAACTGGAACTAATAAAGGTTCTAACGAATCAAATACCGCTGCAAACGTGCTTGACATTGTTCCCATTAAAGTTTCAACTGCCCCAGCACTTCCCTGCATCATAAACTTGCTTAATTTCTCAGCCGCTCCACTACTGTTTTTTATTTCGTTTTGAAGTTTTTTTAAGTCTTCGATACTTCCGTTTAGCAAAGTATTTACTGCTCTTCCACCTTGTACTCCAAAAATAGATTTTAAAACTCCAGCCTTGTCAGCATTTCCCATTTTGTCAGTTACACCTTTTAACCGTTCCAAAATAGAAGTCATATCCTGTAAATTTCCTTTTTCATCTGTAA